CGGTGCCGTGGTCTTGCGGGGACGGCCCGGCTTGCGGGTGCGCTCTTCGGCGAGTTCCACACGGCGGCGCTTGTAGTACTCGCCGATGTTGTGGTCGCCGTCGAACACGGGCGGCGGCGTCTGGTGGACGATGTACCGGACACCCTTGGCGCCGTTGGCCCGGACGACGGGCTCGCGGTCGATGGCGTCGATCGCGTCGAGCTGTTCGAGGTACTGGTCGACGGACTGCTCGCGCGAGAAGCCGAGGATGTTGGCGATCTCTTTCCGGGAGGGCCAGCAAGCGCCATCGCGCTTCGAGACGTTCACGTGCATGGCCAGCACCGCGTACACGGCCTTGGCAGTCGGAGACAGCACCTTTCCGGGGTACAGGGTTACCCAGTCCGGGACAGTGCTGTACGGGGCCTTGCGACCGGCCACCACTTCGAGCTGCTCGTCGAGCTCGTCGAGGACGTCGTTCACAGCGCAGCCCCTTCCTGGTCCCGTGCAGGCAGCACGAGCCGGTAGGCGGTGTACCGGTTGTCGCTTCCGCGAAGGCGGCGGCCGACGGATCGGCGCTCCAGCAGTCCGCAGCGCACGAGTTGGGCGGCGGCGTTGCGGGCCTGGTGGTGGGTGCACGATCCGGACGCGGCGAGATCGTCGCAGCGGTGCCAGTCGCACACGTTGAGGTCCGTGCGCCGCAGGTGGCGCATGAACAGGCAGAGCGTTGCCGGACTGATCGGGTCACCGAGACTGTCGGTGGCCTGGTCGATCAGCCGCAGGCGGAGGTGTGACGCGAGCACAACGGCTCCTTGCGTGTGATGCCCGGGCCCCCGGTGTGTACCGGGGGCAGGCGACTGTCCGTGGGTCATGCAGCGGGCGCGTGGCGCCTGTTCTTGGCCGGTATGCGACCGACGGAGTAGGGCTTAGCCGGGCCCTTCTTCAGCCTGCTGCGCTCGTACTCGGACTTGCCGCCCACAACGCCGTGACCGATGCGGGCCTCCGGAGTCAGCGCCCACGTCAGGCACTGCGCGATGAACTCGCAACCGCCACAGATCGCCTTGGCCTCCGCGATCCCCTTGCGGTCCCCAGGCAGAGGGAACATGAACTCAGGGTCCACCCGGGCGCACGGCGCGTACTTCATGAAGGTAGGTGCGGTGCTCATGCGGCGTCCTCCGCGCTCTCGTCGGAGGTGCCCGCGCCGAGCATCGGCAGGGAGGCCGCGGTCTGGCGGAACAGGCCCTGAAGGAAGTCGTCGAGCATCTCTTCGCCGAGGTCGGTGAACGTCGGCCTGACGCTGATGTGGTCGCCGCCCGGGTTCTGCGTCATACCGGGGATTGCCTCGCCGGTGACGTCCACGGCTTCACCGGTCTTCTTGTTCCACCGGGCGCGCTTGAGGACCGACTTCAGGAAGGAGTCGCGGACGACCCACTCGGTCTCGCCCTTCTCGTCCGCCCATTCAAAGAACGCGTCCGCGTCGGTGATCTCGAAGAACGGCTTCCTGACGCTCTCGGTGAACGTGGCGGCCCGGACCCCATCGACGTCGGCGGTGGTGGACAGGATGCCGGCGTTGTCGCGGATGTACTCGGCGTTGGCGTCGATGACCGGCTGGCAGATGCCCTTCCAGAAGGCCAACACGCGGTAGGCCATCGCGGCGCTCATCGCCAGCTCCTGGGGGGACGGCTCGGGCGGCGTCTCCGTGGACGCGCTCGGCTTCTCCTGGGACATGTCGTCGCACCCTTTCTGGTGTGCCGGTCGGTTGGACCGGCTTCGGAGCGGTGGCCTGCTGCCGGTGGTCACTCGCCCTATGGACGGAGTGAGACCCGAAAGCGTTACAACAGACCCGGTGCGGCTGTTCGCTCGTACAGCCACAATCGCCGACTGTACACCAGGTCAAAGGATCTTCGCCAGAGTCTGAACCCGAGACAGAAACCCGCGTGGCGACCTACGTTGCGCCCGCTTGGAGTGAGCCCGGCGGAACGCGCAACCGCCGACGCACACCCCGGGCACCGACGCCGTCTCGTCCGGACTCGTGAGACGACGTCGGCCAGGGAAGCGGCCGGACGGTCCGGCCATGACGGCATGTCCCGGTAGCGAGCCGGGATGCCGCGGTAAAAGTCCGCGGGCTCGCTGACCGCCGGCCGCTTCCCACCCCTCTCACTGACCGGCGCGGCAGGAGCAGCACATGCCACTTGAGGCACCCCGCTACATCACGTACATCCCGCTCACGGACCTGCCACCGGACCCGGCCAACCCGCGCAAGCACGAGCTTGAGCGGATCATCGCGAGCATCAAGGAGCACGGGTTCATCAACACCCCGGTCGTGGACGAGCGCACCGGCCTGACGATCGCCGGTCACGGCCGCCGCTCGGCGCTGATCGAGATGCAGGTGCGCGGCGAGTCCATCCCCGATGGGCTGCTGACCGACGACGACAGCGGGTGGCTGGTCCCGGTGACCCGCGGCTGGTCCTCCAAGAGCGACCGTGAGGCGCGCGCCGTGCTCATCCTCCTCAACCGGCTGGAGGAAGCGGGCGGCTGGTACCCGGGTGCGCTCGCCGAGATCCTCGAAGACCTCGCCACGAGCGACGCGGACCTGTTCGACTCCCTTTGCTACACCGACGCCGAGATGGAGCAGCTGCTCCGCGAGGTCGATCCCGAGAAGCTGCCCCAGGGCCCCGCAGGCGACGAGAGCGCCGAGGAACGGCAGGGCCTGGACGACGACTTCGGAGGCGACGGATTTGCCGACAGCGGCGACAACGAGCGCTCCGCGAGCGCGTGCTGCCCCGCCTGCGGGCACCTGTTCACGCCGGGACAGTAACCGGCTGATCATCTACGTTCCGCGCCATGCCTCGTCGTAAGCACCGCCGCAAACACGCCACCCCGGCGCGCGCGCGACTGATGACGCCGGAGGTTGAGGCACGCCTGATCGAGGCGAGCCGCGCAGGCCTCGCCATCGACCTGGCCGCGGTCAACGCGGGCATCTCCCGGGCGACGTTCCTGCGATGGATGGCCTACGGGCGCACCGAGGCGATCGACCGCGCCGCCGGAGAGGACCCGGACCCCGAGCTCGACCACTTCGTGGAGTTCTACGAGAAGGTCGAGCGGGCTCGCGCTACCGCTGCCCTGGCCGCCGCCATGGACATCCGCAGGGCCAGCCGAGGCGGCATCGTCACCACCCACCGCAAATTCGATCCGCACTCGGGCAAGGTGCTGGAGGAGACCATCACCACGCCTCCGGACTGGCGGGCGGCTGCTTGGTACCTGGAGCGGCAGCACCGCAGGCAGTACGGCAAGGAAGACCACCTGGAGGTCGAGCTGACCGGCGCGGCCGGCGGCCCGCTCCAGGTCGAACAGACCGGCCCGGCCGCGGATCTGGCGACCCGTCTCGCCGAGACTCTGCACGTTCTCCAGTACCCCGCCGACGAGCAGGACGGCCTGGTCGACGGGCCCGATCCGGACGGCCAGTGAGCCCGGGACGTTAACCCCTCCGGCTCGCCACCGTGCTCCTCCCAGCCCCCAGCACCGGAGGAAGCACGCCATGGCCACCACCCTGTACCCGGGCGCGATCCGTGGGTCGCACTACTACGGCGACACGTACGAGGGCGACCTGATGGACCCCAACGTCCTCGGTCTGCACACCACCGAGGGGACCGGCGTCGTCTCCTACAGCAACGGCGCCGAGGCCCCGAACCTCACGGCGCAGCCCAACTGCAAGACGAAGAAGTTCGACGTCTACCAGCATTTCCTGCTGAACCGCTCGGCGCGAGCTCTGGTCAATCTCCCCGGCGGAGTCGAGACGAACACCTGCAACGTGATCCAGCTCGAATTGGTGGGCACGTGCGACCCGAAGCACAAGGCGACGTGGGGCAAGCTGAAGGCCGGGGTGGATTACATCTACTGGCCGGACGCTCCCGAGTGGTGCTACGACGCGCTCGCCGAGCTCATCGCGTGGATGCACCAGCACTTCGACATCCCGCTGTCGGGCCCGTCGGAGTGGCTGCCCTACCCGTCCTCGTACGGCAAGACGTCCGCGCGCATGACCTTCGCCGAGTGGGAGGCATTCAAGGGCATCTGCGGCCACATGCATGCCCCGGAGAACGTCCACGGCGACCCCGGGAGCATTCCGTTCGCCAAGATCCTGGCCAAGGCCAAGGCGATCGTCGCCAAGGCCACGGGCGGCTCGACAGGGGGCGGCTCGACCACCAAGCCCGCCCCCAAGCCGACCGCGCCCCCGGCGTTCCCCGGCCGCGACAAGTTCGGCCCGGGCAAGAAGAACAAGTACATCAAGCAGCTCGGTGAGCGCCTGGTGAAGAAGGGGTTCGGCCACCACTACCGTGTCGGTCCGTCCGAGCAGTGGGGCGAGTCCGACCGCCTGAACGTGCGGGACTTCCAGAACTCCCGCAAGGAGCTGCGTGGCGACGCCGACGGGATGGTCGGACCCCTCACATGGCGCATCCTGTTCTCCTGACCCTCACCGCCGGCCCGCATCCCGCGGGCCGGACCTCACCCTGAAAGGCCACCTGTGGCAGGCGAGACCGTCATTACCGTCGTCGGCAACCTGGTCGATGACCCTGAGCTGCGGTTCACCCCCTCCGGTGCCGCGGTCGCGAAGTTCCGCATCGCGTCCACCCCGCGCACCTTCGACCGGCAGACCAACGAGTGGAAGGACGGCGAGAGCCTGTTCCTGACGTGCTCGGTGTGGCGGCAGGCTGCGGAGAACGTCGCTGAGTCGCTCCAGCGGGGCATGCGCGTCATCGTGCAGGGCCGTCTGAAGCAGCGCTCTTACGACGACCGTGAGGGCGTCAAGCGCACCGTGTACGAGCTCGACGTGGACGAGGTCGGCGCGAGCCTGCGCAACGCCACGGCGAAGGTGACCAAGACCGGTAGCAGCGCGCAGCGTTCGCAGCCGCAGGCAGGCCAGGCCCAGAGGCAGGGGCAGGGGCAGGGTGCAGACGACCCGTGGGCGACGGGGGCGCCGCCGTCCTACGGCGAGGAGCCTCCGTTCTGATCGACTGCCCAGCAACGCTGAGGGGCCCCGGACCAACGTCCGGGGCCCCTCGCGCTGTTCAGGCTGCCACGGTCCAGGCGGAATCCAGGATGAGCAGGTCATCCCCCTGCCCGGCGTCGTCCTGGCCCTGGTTGTTGCCGTCGTCCTGCTTGGCCTGCCCGGGCGGCGGCGTGTCCTCGTGCTGGTCCTGGCCGGGCGGCACGTGGGTGTCGTCCACGTTGGTCGAGTCGTCCGCCGGCGGCGTGCTCGGGTCGCCCGTCTCGGGGGCGCTCGGTACCGGCGTCGGGTCCTGAGCGGCCGGGTCGGACGGGGCCGTGTCCGCGGGCGGCGGCGTCGGGTCGGACGGAGCCGGGTCCGCGGGCGCCGGGTCGGACGGCGCCGGGTCCGCGGGCGCCGGATCAGACGGGGCCGGGTCGGACGGGGCCGTGTCCGCGGGCGGCGGCGCCGGGTCGGACGGGGCCGGGTCGGCGGGCGGCGGAGTCGGGTCGGACGGGGCTAGGTCGGCGGGCGGCGGCGTCGTGTCCGCGGGCGCCGTGTCCGCGGGCGCTGTGTCGGACGGGGCCGTGTCCGCGGGCGTCGTGTCGACCGGCGTCGTATCCACCGGCGTCGGCGTCGAGGTGACCGGGGTCGGGGTGACCGGGGTCGGGGTGACCGGGGTCGAAGGCGTGACCGGGGTGGTCGGCACTGCCGCAACAGGGTGCGCCGCCACGGGCGTCGTGCCCTCACCGCCGTTCGCGTCGAGATCGTTGTCGGTGGGAGGCTGCGGGGCATTCGCCGCGATCGCGACCGCGTCATTGGAGCCAGAGGGAACGTTTCCGCCCCCGTCGTTGTCCGGCTTCGCCGCGACACCCATCACCAGCTCCACGGCGCGCAGCATCTGCGCCGCCCGAACGGTGCCCGCATGGGCGGCCGTTCTGACCACCTTCTCGGTCACGCCCAGCGTGCCGAAGGCGAGTTCAGCCAGCCGCGGGGGCAGAGCGGCGGTCATCGAGAGGGAGGCGGCAAGAGCCTGGCCGCGACCCCCCTGCTCCGCCTGGTGGTTGGAGATGGCCGTAGCCCAGTCGCGCAGTCGCTTGGTGTCGGTGCCCCACAGCACGACCCGGCCGACGACCTGCATGTTCTCGTACAGCTTGTGGTTGCCGTCCTCGGCCGCCCACACGGCGGCGTCCGATGCGTCATCGAAGACGCGGAACCCGATCTTCTCGCTGTCGTAGGAGAACGTGAAGACGATCGAGTCGCCTACGCTCGCCTCACTGACCATGGTCTGGCCGTCTTCATCGACGCACTTGGCCGCGTACTGGCCGACCGCCTGGCAGCGCAACTTCCCACCGGAGACGTACTGCTTGTAGGTGGGGTCATCGAAGACGGAGGGCACGTCCTTCTGGCTGATGGAGGCGCCCGCAGCCTGGCGGCCCTGGTTGGCGGACTGCTGCGGGTGGATGAGCTGAGCCAGCAAGGTGCCGCCGACCAGAGCGGGCGCGGCGACAGCGGCGATACGGACCCACCGCGGCGGCCGGTATCGACGGTGCGCGCCCTTCTCCACGGGGGGCATCACAGTGCCGGCCTCGGGTGCGGCCTCGAACCGGGGTATGGGGGGCTGGTCCGCCCTGAGGCGCTCGTTCATCTCGCGGATGTCCGGGCAGTACTTGCGCACGAGGTCCTGCACCTGCGTCATGGACAGCTCGGGGCAGGCCTTGAGGGTGCTCTTGACCGCAGAGTCGAAGCTCTGGTTGGGGCTGACGAAGAGGTAGGTGATGCCCTCTTCAACGTTCTCCAGGGTGACGGCGTCAGAGCCCATGTCCTCCTGGAGAACCCGCAGTTCTTGTGTGCCGCTCACTGATTCCGATCCGGGGCTCTCTGACCTAGACGCGCCGCAAGCTTCGCGGCGATCTGCTCCATGCGCTTGTCATCCACTACCTCGATGTCGGCAACGCGCATGCGCATGCCTGGCCCGGCCTGAGCGACGCGGAAGTGGATACCGGGGTCCACGACGTCCTCGGTGGCCGGTGTCGCCAGGGGCCCACGGGTGGCGCGGTCGGCTTCGCGCATCATCGCGTCGAAGGCGCGGGCGCGCGCTGATGGGCTGATGGGGTGCTTGGGTCGGAGAGCGGCCGCGGCCATGACCATCTGCGCCGTGTCCGGGTCGTCAGGCACGGCCTCATCCGACAAGCAGCGGTCGAGCCGCTCCGCGCGACCAGAAAGACCACTATCGCCGAGACCCAGCATGCCCAATCTCCCTCACCCTCACCGGCGCCGCATTCGTCAATGCCTCACCCTGCTCCGCGTCGGACGCGGACAGCAGGTACGTAGCCAGGGTGCTGCCGCCTTCCGGCATCAGCTTCCGCAGCTTCGCCAGGGCGCGGCACTGCAATACGCGAATGGTACCCACAGGCTTGGCCATGATTTCTGCCGTCTCCGTGGTAGAGAGCCCAGCGACGAGCCGGAGGCGCAAAACCTCCTGCTGAGTTTCTGGAAGTTTGTTCAGCTTTCGGTTGATTGCGTTGCGCAGGTCGGCCCACTGGGCGATTTCCTCAGGGCCCATGTCGGCGCTCGGCATGTCGAGCTGCCACATCTCGCCGGTGGGCTGCTCGTAGCCCCGGTTTCTCAGCGGCCGGAAGTGGTCGCTGGCGACACTGCGGGCGATCGTCCACACCCACGCGTAGATCCCGCCGCCGGTGTAGCCGCGGATGCCCTGCACCATCTTCACGAACACTTCCTGCGCCAAGTCCTCCGCGGTGGCGGGGTCGTAGACGCGAGCCTGCATGAAGCGGACCACGGGTTCGTACAGGCCGTTGAAGAGCTCAGCGAGAGCGGCTTTGTCACCGGGGTCGGCGGCCGCCTGAGCGGCGGCTGCTTCCAGTGGGTGGCCAGCACCACCTTTGCTCGACTGCTCCGAGCTCGCCGCCGGCGTCTCGCGCATCCGCTCCCCCGCTCCGCGTTGTTGAAGTCTGGAACGCCATCTTCCGTCAGCAGTGAAGCGGTTGGCTACTACTGATTCGTACGGAGAATCGAAAGATTGTGATGTGTGCGGATAGAAGCGTATGCCCTGTAAGGACATATGCGCCCGTAGTACTCCTAGGTGAATCCGGGGCAAGTGGGGCAGTTCACTTAGCAGTCACGGCAAGCCCGGGCACCACTCAGTTACCAACTTGATACATAACCTGCTCGGCGTGTTCACAGCTTCCTAAGACTGCTTTGCCTCACAGGCAAGGAAGTTGACGCTCTTGCAGTCTTTGACGTGGCGTGCACTAACCTAGGTGTGCCACTCCGACGCCGGTACGAGCGAACCGGCCCACCAGAAGACGAAAGGGGGAGCGGCCATGCACGCCGCCAACGTCGCGCAGCACGTGAATCAACTACCGTGGGAGACCTGGATCGGTGCTGACGAGAGCGCCCTTCTCATCGGCCTGACACCCGACCAGATGACGAAGGTACTGCGCGCCGGACGCCGCAAGGGAAGCGTCACCGTGCGCCGCGAGGGCAGCGTCACGCTGTACAAGCGCGTGCGCCTTCACCCGCGGCCCTGCCAGCGCCTTCAAGTGGCTGCGCCGTGACTGTGTGCCCCCTCAGCAGGAGTCTCGGAAGGCTCGTGGAGACCTGGTGACGGCACAGTGAATGCACAGAACCGACCAGCGAGGATGTAGCTGTGGAGGCTCACTCGATTACTGCCTGGCGTACCCGCATGGTGCATGCCCTCTCCGCCGCGCAGTACAACAACGACCTCGCGACCGCCGAGAAACTCACCGGCGAGCTGCGCGCGATGCACGTCGCACTCGGGTTCCGGCAGGCCGGTACCCGGGAGGAGCAGAACACCTACCTGATGGCTCGCAGCACCCGCACGCCGATGCCGGAGCTGGCGGCCGTCGGCATCAACACCAACGACTGGCCCGCCCCTCCGAGCTCTCCGACAGCCGTCGAGCCCGAGAGCGCATCGCCCGACACCGAGCAGCGCATCAGCGACCTGTTCCAGTCCGCCGGCCCGCT